TGGAGTTAAATCTTTAAATGGATAAGGATAAAAATATTACTACAGAAAAAGTTATTAACCCACGTACGCCTGAAAAGGTACACCATGATATATCAAGTATGTTATCAAATGGGGTTAATTATATTGATGCGCTCGTTGAGTATGCGCGTCTAAATGGATTGGAAATAGAGGCAGTTGCCGATATAGTCAAAAAGTCTACTATCCTTAAAGAAAAAGTAAGGACAGAGGCTGTGAAAATGAAAATGGTAATTAAAGATGATAAAGACATCACAGAGCTTTGCTAATGAGGAATCGTTTAACTGTTATGTAAAGTACCTTGCTATGAAAAAGCATTTTACTACTGACGGTTACGATTATCATAAGTACAGAGGAAAAATTAGAGCCAAGTTTGAGACATACCGTACTCGAAACGATGTTTTCTTTTTTCACAAACTCGCTCAAAAAGAGGACCCTGAGAAATTGCTAATGGCTAATATGATAGTCAAACCAAATGCATGGATCAGAGAAATCGTTGAGCAACAAGGCGAGGATCGTTATGTGGAATGGACCAAGAAACGGGATTCATTATCACGCGTCGTTAAAGACGATCTTAGTAAACTTAGAGATGAATACCAAGATAACTTTGTGTCTGTCGAAGGACAGCATCCAGCTATTATGACTCTCTATATTCAACGACAAATAACACTTGAGACGTTTACTATTTTAACTCATTGCGCAAATATTTTTTCGTATTGGGACCAAAAAGTAGTTGACAAAATCGTAGCAAGTGATATAATAAGACTATCTAAGAAATATTATCCTTTCTTGGAAATTGAACAGAAAAAGTTTAAAAATATCATACGTGAATACTTTTTCTAATATAAATAGATGGTCGGCTTAACCGACAAATACATCGCAATATAAACAAACGCTATATACAGCAAAATTAGGAGATACAACCATGACAATGGATTTCAACGCACTTAAGAAGAATCGTTCAGCTTCTCTAAACAAATTGAACTCACAGCTCGAAAAAATTCAAACAAAGAGCTACGCAGATCCCAACGAAGGTAAAATGTGGAAACCAACGCGCGATAAAGCGGGTAACGGTTTTGCAATTATTCGATTCTTGCCAGCAGCGCAAGGTGAAGAAATGCCATTCGTTCGTATCTGGGACCACGGTTTCCAAGGACCAACAGGATTATGGTATATTGAAAACTCACTTACAAGCATCAGCCAAGACGATCCAGTATCAGAATATAACTCTAAGTTATGGAACTCTGGTGTTGAGTCTGATAAAGAGTTGGCTCGTAAGCAAAAGCGTCGATTAAAATACGTGGCTAATATCCTTGTCGTAAAAGACAGCGCAAACCCTGAAAATGATGGTAAAGTCTTTATGTACCAATTCGGTAAAAAGATTTTTGATAAATTAAATGATTTGATGAACCCTACGTTTGAAGATGAACGTCCGGTAAATCCATTTGATTTTTGGGAAGGCGCAAACTTCCGTTTGAAAATTCGTAAGTTTGAAGGATATCCTAACTATGACAAATCTGAATTTGACCAACCATCTGCAATTGCAGAAGACGATTCAGTAATCGAAGGTATTTGGAATCAACAACACAAGTTACAAGAACTAGTGGATCCAAAGAACTTCAAATCGTATGCCGAATTGAAAACAAAACTATATCGTGTACTTGCTTTAGGTGAGGATGCATCAGTGCCATCCACTGCTGAAGAAGATGATGATTTAGATTTGAGCAGCTTTGGTAATACGAGTAAATCAGCGCCAGAACCAACCTTGAAAGAAGCTATGCCAGCGGCAAGTACTTCACAAGGAATGTCGATGGACGATGATGATGACGATCTATCTATTTTTAAGGAACTAGCGAATGGCTAATAAAGTCTACGAAGAAGTTCTAGACTTTGACTTTGGTTTCAGCTTCATTGATGAAGAGCTTCAGGAAAAAGAAGCTGAAGCCAAAGATGCAATTCAAAAGGTCAGCAGCGAGAAGCAAACACTTGAGGATCAACTCACTGATGCTAAACTTGCGGCTGACGACCTTGAATATCGTTTAGAACTATTATTTAAATCGGTAACACCGTTCTTGGATAACTTATGTAAGAATTCTGAGAAATCAACAATTTATTGGCCTGATCGCGTAAGTAAGATTGAGGCCTATAAGAGTAAACTGAAATCAATAGTAGAAGGTAGT